CTAGGCCAGCGCATTATATTGAAATGATGCTTAGGATGTGCCCACTTAGGAGCAGATCCTATGTGATTATAATTGTCTTTTAAATCTTTGAAATTATTTCCTTTGCCATCATAATCCTTATAATAATCAAATATAACCCCTGATTGTATAGCTATATCTCTATTTGAATCATCCCCGAATAGAAATATATTTGTGTCAGGGTTAAAAACCCTTGCACATCTCAAGGTATGTTCTAGATACCAACTGCGCCCAAAATGCATAAATATTATAGGGGCTTTCATAGTTTTTCAAATCTCCTCATCAAATAAGTAGTTTTATTCCAAACCCAACCAGAGGCTATGTTTATACAGAATATAACAATATAAACAATAAACAAGAGAATGAATTTTATTAGATTATATATTTTTTTAATCATGAAGCCATTTCTCCCAAAAATAATTACAAATTCTTTCAAATGGAGGGTCAAATAAAAAAGGGAAACCATATAAAAATGTAGGAATGCCAATGATGATTAATATCAGCCCTAAAAATTTTAAAATATTCATTTTATTTCCTTTTGAATATAGAATATCCATTGCGCAAATTTAGATTTCTGACCACTAATTCATATGAATGGTTATCCCCATCCAATATATTGTCGGCAAAATAATTCTTAATCCCGCTAACATCATCTAGCACTATCCATTTAGCTAGATAAATAAGCTTCATACAATCTGTGCTTCCAGTAAAAGCAGAACCATCCAGAATCGCTAGATCAAAACTTTTTATATCATTGTGATTTTTGATAGCCTCTATTCCATGGAAAGGAATTCTATTGGCTTTTATATACTCTATCTCTTCCCTTCTCCACCTCAAAACCTCTTCTAGAGGATAATTGTTGAGATTGGTTCTGATATTATTATAAAAATATTTGATTTGTTCTTCGCTTAAATAATCTCCTAATCCAGTTGAGCAATAATTGTAAGGAATTACGAATGAATTTTCTTTATGATTTTTGGTCAATTCTGCACATCTAATTTTAGAGGCCTCTATACAAAATATTTGGGCTTTCTCTTCCAATCCGGCAGCTTTGATGCCAGAAACAATAGCTTGAGTGCTCCCTAAACCACTTGAACTTCCAATTTCTATGATAGTTTTTAGATTGTATTCGGGAACTATATGGGTTATCTGATTATATAGTTCGTCATTTATTATTTCTGGGGGTATGATTGTATCTAAGCTCGCCATATTTAATTCCTTTTTAATGTTCAAATTTTTCTCTATGAAGTATTAATTTGGCTCCGTCAATAGGATTAATATAAATTATTGAAGGTTTACACCAGCAGCTTATTGTATCTTCATCAATTTGATGTTCTTTGCTGGCAAAATCCCCTTCTAATACAATAGATCCTATTGCAAATTGGATTTTATTTACATTAATTTTCACAACTTACAAACCCACAGAGCTAATAATATTCCTATCTGTATTCCAAAACAAAGTCCTATAATCAAATCCATTTTATATTCTCCCTGCTAAATACTTTTTTATTTTCAGCACAAGCTCTTCTCTTTTTTTAATTTCTTCTTTACTATGGAATAAATTGTGATCTTCCATTATTATTCTCTGTCGGTCTGGCAGCTTTTCTCGATAATTGTCATCGATGGGGGCTCGTTTCAAAACTATACTGTGGTGATACGTAAGAATGTGTGGGAAAAATTCGAAGCAGCCTGCTTTTTTACAGACTTCATCCCACCAGCTATCCATCCAGGTTTGTTTGTATTGAACAGGCATGTAGTATCCAGCTATATCGTGTAGAATTTTATTGGTGAAAAATAAAGTTGATAACTTTCTAAAATTATGACCACTCTCGTTGGTCCTTAACATAAAAGGTCTATTTTGGTTCTTTTTGAATTCTTCAACTATAATTGAATCCCAAGAATAAGTCTCAAAACTGCAATCATCACCAAAAAAGCCAAAGCAATAAGGATCATATTCAAGAGATTTATTAAAAAGGATTTCCCAAAATTTGGAATAGTTTATATCTTCCCCCTTTTTTCTTCTAGGTTCATAGTCCCATAATATATTCGCCCCAAGTTCTTTACCTAAATTAATCATCATTTCTATTGATTTCTTGTCGCTTTTAGGGACAAGAAAAAAGAAATATATCCGACTTGGAAAGCTTGATTTTTCTAGAGCTGATTCCACCAATCTCTTAATCCCTTCTGGCCTTTTCTTAGAAGGAGTCAAAATTGCTATCCTCTTTTTTCTGCTGTCATCACTTCTTATTGTATTCCTGTGCCGTCTAGAGGCTTGGAAATGCTCAATAACAGCATTATCCTGATCTCTTACTATATCATATATTTGACAATAAGATAAGGGCAAAGGCCTTATCACTATTTCACCTTTTAAAGATTTAACGCAATCTAGGAGCAGATTTTGATCAATTGTTCTATTGTCCTCTAAACACTTCATCTTCCACATTTCCAATAATCTAAAGGCTCCATCAGTGCAATTGAAATATATGGTGCCAGACAGGAGCCGATCCATGATGAAATTAACTCCAGGAAATAGTTCTTTGTCTCTATCTCTCATAGAGTTTGGAAAGTAAGCTGCAAAGTCTATGTCTTTCATTTTTTCAAATAGCTTGGGCTGTTTTTTTACTATCGCATCTGCATCAACACAAACAACTGGTTTGCCTGACATCCTTAAAGCTCTTTCTATTAGCACAGGTTTATATTGGGTATTCATAATCCATCCGCCCAAATCCTCTATGCCTTCTATATAATAATCAAGTTTTAGAACCTCTAAGGATTTTATAAGATTTTTGACCTCTTTCTCATATGGAGTGTCTATTGTGAAAAATGAGACCATAACGAATTTAGATTTAGGGCTTATCCCGGTGGTTAATATTTTTGGCTCTTTTCTTACCGAAGGCTTGGGAATTAAATTTTGGTTTGGGTGAGGTTGGGCTGGCTGAGTGAAAACTTCTTTTCTTCCCTCTAATACTCTTTTTTTTACTCTTTTTAAAACTTCTCTTTGCTGAGGCCAAGAAAGCTGGTTGTAATTTCTGGGCAAATGTTTTTTAATTGTTTCAAATAGGTCATTATCCATTGATAGTATCCTTATTAAAAATATCTTTTGTATCTATTTCATAATCAAATATTTTGAGCCCCTTGTGATATCCTAAATCGTGTAAAGCATCATACATAATATTGACTGCCTCTATATATTTTTCAGCATTAGTTAGATTTTGTATTGTTGCCTCTTTCATTGATTTTTCAAATACTTTTTTAGTCATTATGCTTTCTCCATTACCCACATCTCGTTGTAAATTCTTTTATATTGAATAGAGACTATTTCAAGATTAAAGCCAATTTTTTTTACAATTGACATCAATTTTTCTTTGGAGTATGTATTTACATATGCTCCTTTATTCTCCCCATCTCTATCGTTCCAAGTAAATTTTTCCTTTTTGGGGGGCTTAAACCAAGTGATTATGGCCAATTCTTTGGTAGCTCTAAGTAAATTTTCAAAATATTCATATCCATTATTTGGGTGCTGATGTTCAAGAGTGTGACGGGTATATGTGATATCAAAATTAGCTACATAAGAGCAAGGCTCAAAACTAACAAGATCATTTAATCCCCCTAGACTAAAACAAAAATCTTGATTATAAAATTTCCTTTTAGCATATTTAACAAATTGTTCAGTTATTTCCCAACCATTATAAATTATATGGCCCATCTCGTGAAGATATTGGAAACAATGTTCAAAATCATAACCGTTGCCAAATCCTATTTCAAGAAAAAGTTTTTTGTTTTTATTGCCCACGTAATCTCTTACAATATGATAGGCCTCTTCCCGGCCATAAGCATAGTTGTGGGCTAAAAATTTACACCAATCTTCATAGGATATCTCATTCAGCCAAGGGGCTTTGAAATCATGATTGAAAATATCTGGGTCTTTTATAGTTTCTATTTTCATTTTTTAATAACCCTTTCTATGACTCTTTGCAAAAGCGGTTTTCCTTTTTCTTTAAGAGTTCTTTTCTTGGCATTCCCCCCGGCATGAAAAACCCAAGAATCAGGCTTATAGAATGTTAATTTTCTATAATTCTTTTTAGACAACACTTTCCCTGATTTGTTAGACATATTATATTCACTTCTTTCTATTTTTTTTAGCTTTAGATATTATCCCTAACAGCCTTTCTCTTTCTCCACTAGGCGCTTGATATCCAGATGCTATTATTCCAAGGCCTTGACGAGCTGCTTTTGCTTTTCCACTCGGTCCAGTATAACATTTCCCTTCATCTCCCCATTTCCACCCATTTTTACCTTTTATTGTGCATCTTTTAATAGGCATTTAAAAAGCAGTTCCTTCTGCAAATTTTACCATAATAAATAATATACCTAACATAATATTACCTACTAATCCAATCGTTATAAAATCAAATTTTTCAGGATCTTTCCATAAATATTCTATTTCAGGGTCAGGATCGCCAGAAATAGCCATTAAAATTAATGGAATTAACCAGACAATTACAAATGCCCAAAACCAACAAATATTTTCATTCATTTTAATTAACCTTCCTTAGTATATACATTGAATGGGTCTTTTATTCTATTCTCTATAGAACTTAGAGACTTGCTTATTGATTTTAGACTAGAGTTGATTTCCTTCAGTTGGGCAATAAATGGATTTTCAATAGTCAATTCCTCTTTCTCTGCCTTATCCCCATCCACTATTTTGATAGTTTTTTTATTTTGTTTTAAATTAGCTATCCAAGGATATTTACAATTGGGACAAATGCCCTCCCAATTTTCCAAAAATCCATCTTTGTTTAAAGTAATATCCCCATTAACAATAAGAAAAATATGAAACATTTTCCCCATGCAATTATTGCACAAAGTAAAAGTATTGTTAAGATCCAAAAATGTTGGCCCCATTGGCATTTTATTTTCTCCTCTTTCGATTTAATCCTTCTCTTAAAGCCTCTCTATCTACAGGCCTTATATCATCCACTTTTATATTTCTTTCATTGGTTTCAGGATTTATTTCAGTTCTTATCCTTTTATAGGATCGATTATTGCCTATTATTCTTTTAAATCCATTCTTGTCTTTCATTTCTATCCTTCATATTATATATAACGTATTTAAACTCATTTTTATGACCAAGTTTTTAAAGCTCTTTAAAATTAATATCGTATTTTTCAGATAATTGATTAAGGGTCAGCACTCTTCCGGTTTTAATATCGCTAAAATTTTCAAAATCCAAATTCCCTTTCTTATAGGCTGCATATCGAGTAGGGCGTAACACTTCTTTTTTAAACAGCTCATTTTGGCGCTCAAACCAATCCCTGTATTTTTCTGATGCCTCAGTTTTCCCATATTTAGTTTCATATTTTACTTTACCAGCCCTAGTCACTCTTTTACCAACTATTTCTTTATAAGGTCTTTCTATCCCTTCTAGATCATATTTAGTCAGCGCCATTAAAATGCATCTGCAAAGCCAATGGGCGGGTGGTGTTATACCAAAGGTTATCACATCTCGATGGACCATTCCATCGAAATGCCCACAAAGCAAACAAGTCCGGTGATCTAGAGTTGCAATCCACCGATAGGCAATAATAAAATCCTCATAACTTTTATACACCTCTTGAAGAGATTTATTGCTTACATCCATCACTGAAGTTCTAGCGATGCGAGTTGATTCAATGATAGAGAGATTAGTGGCGGTTTTTATATTCTTGGCCATAGTTTGCATGCTGTGGCCTTGAATAAGACCATTCAATAGTGCTCTTTTAGAATTCTTAAGATGATTTCTAAAACTTTTATTAAACAGATCAGATAGAAGAAAATCTCCTATTTTAGGTTTAAGCATCCTTTTAAGGGCTTTGGCTGGTAGTCCCAAATTAGGAACCGATCTGGATATTAAATCTAGGCCTTCTTGTTTCAGAAGAGCATTGGCAACATTGAAATATTCTAATTTAGCTACATCTCCCAAAGAATCTAATATTTTCCCATCTATCTCTTCGTGAACCTGTTTTAATATATCAATAGTTTGGGCTAGAACATATTTATAATGGTTCCGGCTTATCTCATTTATCCAAGGCTTGGCCTCTAACTTTTTAAGAATTTCAACTTGTGATCTTCTAAGGTTGTTGATGATTTCTCGGTCTAAACTATTTCCAAATTCTTCCAGAAAATGCCGATTTTTAAGAATAAAATCCATTAAAGAAGACATATATTACTCCTTATTCATCTTCCTCAACAAATTCATCTTCCTCTTTATTTTTCTCCTTTTCCATCAAAGCCCTTATCTCTTCTTCTTTTTGAGCATTAAGCTCTATGTCTTTGGCCTCTTCCTCAACAATCCTTTCAGCCTCTTCCTCTTTATTGAAATTACGTGGCAATATTTCTCCTCTGCTCAAAATTTCCCATAAAGTGTCTCGGCTTAAATCCTTAGTCATTCTCATATCCAACAGAGCCTTGATAAGATCAGACTCCATTTCTTTGATATCAAAATCAAGGTTATAACTGACTCTAATATCTTCATCTTTTCTATAATCCAATTTCTCCCAAAGTGCAGCAAATTCCCAGCATTGCTGCTCAGAATTTGAAAAATTAATGGCTCTAGTTTGAATATCAGATAGGGAATCTAATCTATCCAGCTTTTTGGCTTCAGCGGTTTGTCTGGCGCTGGTGCTAGGTCTTACTTGTTTCATGGCTAGATCAAATATTTCAGATATAATCATCTTTTCAGATTCTCTTAAAGCTTCTATGGAACTGCCAGTAAATTCCATCCATTTTCCATCAGCTTTATCATTCTCTGTGATAATAGCCATTTCCTCTGAAATAACAAGTTTTTCTTTATCTGTAAAACCTTTTAGAAATAGAAAAGGGAAAGCTGACATAACTTCTGCATGTTGACGATCAGAGTGTTTATTATAAAATTCTAAGGCTAGTTCAGCTATATCAAAGATTGCTGATTTGCCTACACCCCAATCTATTTCTTCACTATAGAATGGGACTAATGGGATTGTGTTTATAGATATAAGTTTTTCCCCTAGTTTTATTATTTCCTTTTTATTGCCAGGCAATTCCTTATAAGTATATATCACTTGCTTACCTGGCCAAATAACTCGATATTGGACTTGATATTTAGCCTCTAGGAAGGGGATATTTTCTATGACTTTCTTTTCCCGTATAATTACATAACTGAGTTCTTTACTTCCATCAATCTTTTCTCTCCAACCCCAATCCAATATATTTCTAGGGTCTATAGGGCAAAAATAAGGTCTTAAATTAAGAGTTTGTTCATCAGCCTGAGTGACTTTGGCCAATTCTTTTTTAGCATTTTCTGTGTCTTCTGCATTTTTCACAAAAGGATTTTCAGGATATTCAGCCAAAACATAATATACTCCTAATACTTGAGCCATCTTGGTCACAAAGCTAAAGAATTTATTTGCAGATTTCCCCATCCTGTCTACATTCCCCTTATATTGCTCTAGTTGAGTAGGCAAAATTCTTTCCGGCTCTTTTCTCCAAATATGTGATTGGAAAGTAGTGATGACTTGAGCAGGCTTGTTATAATATACCGCTTCCTTTTTCCTTTGATCATATTTCTTTTGAGGTTCATTGGCCTTTTTTATAAGATATACATCATCATCAGCATTTTGAATATTCCCTCCCCCTATAAAACAATCATAAAGCCTATCCCAATGAGGGTCGAGGATGTCATAACTTGCATGTTGTTTGTCTAAATCTATTTCATCCATTTTATTATCAGGGGCAGTTGGGCTTTGCTGATGAGATATTCTTTGCCTCAACACTTTTTCCTCATAAGAAACTGTTACTTCATTCTTAATATTTGTTTCTGGATTTATGATTGTCTTTTGACCTTTCTTAGCTCTTGGGGTATATGTTCTTTTTGCCAATTTAATTTCCTCCATTAATTAAAATTTTTTCCCTTTAAATAATGCCTCATAAAGCTCTTTTGCTTTTAATATCCTTTCTCTGGAAATATTTTTTTTCAGAAGCCTTATCCATTTCTTCTATAAATTTTTTTGCAGCCTTTCCTGTTAGTTTAGGAGTAGGGGCGAATGGTCCACACATCTTATTTCCTCCTTTAATATATCAAAATATCGGAAGTATCTACAACATCAGCGCTCTTTCTTAATTTCCTGAACATTGTTGCATAGCGTACTTCGTCACAATTCGAAACAATTATATCTCCTTGTATAGCAAATAGATGAGTCCCTTTTGTAGTTAAACAATAAACATCTGACTTTCCTATACAATCAATTGATTTTATTCTTTTCCCTATTTTCTCTGCAGAATTTTTCTCTGCAATCTCTTGAACAAGTTTTAGTCTTTCCATATTTGATTGTTTTGAATTCTTTGCTGCATATTGAGCATATTCTTGTCTCAGAATCCAATTTATTATCTCTCCTATATTTTGATTTGCAAATATTTGAACAAAATTTTTGGAATGGTAATCCTTTGAATTCTTTATCACATTGCAAGCAATTTTTAATTTTTCTTTCAAGTATTTTATCTTTGCAATTTTTATAATATTGTTGTTTATGCCATTCTTTCCCTTCATTGCTTCTATGCCATTCTGCTGCTTTAATTCTAGCCTTATTGCTTGCGTTGAAAAAAGCTGAATTATCTTCTCTAAGATTGATATGTAATT